GTGCGCTACAATGCCTTCTTTGTATAGATCTAACATAGATTTTTTTGTCATGTCTGCCGCTGATCCTTGTATTAATTTATTTAATGCTTTGTAAGTATAAGCACGCTTGATGCCTGGTCCATGTTCCTGGACAGCCTGTTCAAAAGGTAATGCTTTGTGCATACCAAAAGTATTTGGTTCCCATAAATGGAAACGACAAAGTCTACCTAACAATGTTCTTATTTGTCCACGTTGCTGTGCTCTATTGGATACAGATTTTGTTAACGATTTAACAAACGGAACTCTGCTGTGATAAATAGAAAATAGTTCTTCAGCTTTATCTTTACTAACACCTAACTCTGCTTGTAATTTTGCCTTACCCATACCATAAAATAATCCTAAATTAATTGTCTTTGCAGCACTTCTTGGTATGTCTGCCATTTTAGCTACAATAGTATGAAAATCTGCATCTCCATCTTCGTAAGCTTCTTTAACATCAAACACACTTGTGTCTTGATCTAGGGATGCATAGTGAACTACAAGTCTTGGTTCTTGTTGACTGTAATCAAAGCATCCCCACTCGCAACCAGACTCTGGTACAAAAAGGGATCGGATCATTGGGCCAAGGTCTTTATTACGAGCAGGAATTTGTTGTAAATTAGGATTAGAATAAGAAAATCTACCAGTGACTGTGCCACCTTGATCAGATCTTATCTGATTTATATCAGCATGTATTCTACCTTTATGTTCATATTTTATTATTGTGTCTATAAATGTTGTATGTGCCTTGTTTATTTCTCTAGCTTTTGCTATCTTCTTAACTAAAGGATGTTCATGATTAGACAAAAAGTTTTTAGTAAATGATGGTGCCTGTGTTTTCTCAGTTCTTTCATAAGGTAGTTTTAGTTTGTCAAAAATTTTGGCAATGCTGCGTGCTGCCCATATTTGACACTCTTGTCCTGTCTCTTTTGTTACTTCTTGTAATAATTGTTTTTCTTTTTCACTTAATTTTTGTTTTAATTTATGAGCGGATTCGGTATCGACACGTACCCCTTTAAATCTCATATCAACTAAACATGGAAACAAATCTGTTTCTAAATTAAATATAGACCCTAGATCCTGGCTACTTATTTCTTTTTGCATTACTTTCCACAAAGCTAATGTAAGTTCTGCATCTCTTTGTGCATAATTTCCTACATATAATGCAGGGAGTTTCCACATGTCTGCTTTAGGATCTAAACCCCATTCTTTTGCTGCGTTGTTTAGTTCTGCTTCACTTTTACCCTGGCCAACGTAATCCCAACCTAAACTATTTAAATCAAATCTATATCTATTTTCATTTACTAATGATGCTGCAATCATTGTGTCATATAATTTACCATTAAGTTTAAAACCCATGGCTCTTATCCAACACACATCATACATTGCATTGTGAAATACTTTGTTAGCTGTTGATTCACAAACATCTTTAAACCATTTCATAACTAAATCTTTATCTAAATTACCACCACCTTCATGATCAAAAGGAAAGTATCCTGCATAACCATCTGTAGCTACAGCTATACCTACAACTTTACCTCTACCTACAATAGATCCTGTACCTAATTTTTTTAATTCTGGATCGTGTGTTTCTAAGTCAATAGCAATTTCATTAGCATGACGTAAATCTGGAAATTCAGTAGGTTTTACCCATTCTGTTTGTGCTTTAAATATCATTTATAATCTCTCTCTTTTATCATTTCTAAATAATGTATTGCCTTGTCTATGTCTTGTTCTTTCCCTTTCGCTGCATGTCTGCATATATATTTTATAGCTGATCCCTCTGCAAAAGGCAACCTGTTCTTGTTTATAAACTCACTCGGCTGCATAATCATATTTTTATAATGTGATCCTCCGATTTGTTTTTTGTATGCTGTCATATTTTATACTCCTTCTTTTTGTTCTTACATTTTATTAAATATAAATTATCTATAGTTCTTGTAATACCTACGTACCAAACTCTTTGCTCTTCATCATACTTGTCTTTTGATTTTCTCGTTCCTTTTAAAGTGTTCTCTGTTTGATTTAAGTATAGAACTACATTAGTTGCCTCCCCACCTTTTGCTCCATGTATCGTAGATATTTTTATTCTAGGTTGTTTTGAAAGATCTTCTTCATTAACAAGCATAGATTTTACATAATCAATTTGATGAAAGGGCACTTTAACAAAAGCTTCATACCACGGTTTATTAAGTTCTGGTTTTTTATCATCTAATCTTTCTTTAAATCTTTGTTCTAAAATTTCTGGTAGTTTCTCACCTTCTTGCATTTTTTTAAAATTGTTTATGTCCTCATATAAACTTTTACCTATACTATTGCCTTGACTACTTTCAAAAAAATAACCTTTTCTTTTCAAAAATGCAGATATAGGTTTTAATAATGATTTAGTTCTTGTTAATATTAGCCATTGTCCTTTAGTCATGTCTATGTCAGCCAGCTTAAAACGTTGAAATATATTACCAATTTCAGGTTTAGGTAAGTATTGTTTATCTAATCTTGTGTTAACTCTCTCTATAATATCCAATGCTTTTTGTTGTATTGATCTTGGGACTCTTTTTGATTCTGTTAATGGTATTTGTTTTGCCTTCCAATTAATAAATGAATTAACATCAGCTCCTGCCCAACCAAATATTGCTTGGTCATCGTCTCCTGCAATCCATACATCATTACAGTAATTTTCTTCTAATTTTTTTATCATAGACCATTGTATTAAGGATAAATCCTGTGCTTCATCTACAAATATAACTTCAAATTGCGGTGCTGTTCCTTTTGATCCTAACCATTTATCCAACATATCTGTGTAATCAATTAAACCATAAATAGTTTTGTAGTTGTTTATTTCTTTGTCTATTGCCTCTAATTTATCTCTTTGAATTTTACCAAGATGTTCGTTCAAATTATATTGATCTAATACACTAATTTGTTTTACTCTTGCTAAACTTATTAAACCTAAATACTCACTGTCTGATGTAAATATTCCATTCCATTCATTCTTTTCGTAGGCTGCATATTTTATTTGCACACCGCATGTCTCACCTATTTTTTTATAATTACCTTCTTGCATAACATTTTCTTCTTTTAAACCTAATCTAGTAAATGCTAATGAGTGTAATGTTTGAAAATATCTTATGTCTTTTTTAGTTAGGGTAGGGTTTCGTTCTAAAAATCTATCTCTTGCTTCGTTTGCAGCTTTACGTGTAAAAGAAAAATAACCTATCTTATCTAATGGTACGCCTTTGTTAACGTAGTTTGCTACTTCATTTAAAAGTGTATATGTCTTGCCGGTTCCTGGCGGTCCTATAACTTTATATCTCATTAATAATTAGACTTCTCTCTATCTGTTAATTTGTGTTCTATTCTTTTGTAATGCAGCTGTGATACCCTACATACTTTTAATGTTTTGCCATCTATATTTAATGAATGTCCAAATTCTACAGAACATTTTTCTTTTAGTTTCTGTGCAATTCTCTCTTCTGGAATTTTCCAATTAGTCCCTAGATGCTCGATAAAAGATTCAAACCTAAAAAAATGATATGTTTCTTCTGTAAGACATGCACCACTATTAATTTGACTTCTTTTCATAGCTTGTGGACCATTAACACAATATTGATATAGTTCTTCTTTTAATCTATCTGCTATCTGTGTTCCTGCAGGCGGTGTAATTTCTTGGCAATTGTTTCTTAGTAAAGTTAATTTAGATCTCCAATCTTTTGGTTTTAATGGCTCAAAATATATTCCTGTCTGTTCCCACACAAAATTTAAAACATCTTTTTGATTAGTCATAAGTTTAGTATTAGGCACTGTAACCTCAACATTGTCATCATTAGGCATTACAATATTAAATCTGTATTCTGGATCTGAGTATTTTATAATTGCAAAATCTTTTATGTCTGGAAATGTAGTGATACCATCTGATTTTATACCAAATGGTTTAGAATAACATAACGTACGCATACATTTAGATTGTATAGGTTCTTCATAACAAGTATGACCTGCTGTGTCTTTTTTCCATGCAGCTATTTTACTGTCTAGTTTTGATTTATCCCAAGGATCTTCTAAATAATTATAATTTGCTTTTGCAACTTGGTCAGGCCACTTGTCTTTGTATTTCTTTTTTGCAAAGACCATGTAATTATACATAAAACGATCTCTACCATCACTTAATTTTTTCTTAGAACATAAAGCTAGACAAGGTGGTCCATCTTCAAACTCTTCATTAGTTCCTAATAATATATCTTTGTACGTACTAGCAACTAACTCACTTAATTTTGTTTTATCTATTTTTGATTCATTAGCTAATTGTATAAACTGCTCTAATGATAGTTTAGAATTATTCTTATCTACAGCATATCTAGTAGAATTACCATTATTATAATATGGTAGATTAATAAAATTACCTGGTTTAATATCTCCTTTATCATCTTCCTTTAATTCTTTCTGTTTTGGAAAAACTTCTGTAGTAGAAGATAAACCTAGAGGAAGTAAAAAAGATTTAAATGCCTCTATTAAATCTATTGTAGGTATGGGTTCTTTTAAAAATAAATAACAATGCAAACCTCCACTCTTAGAAAGGATAGGTATTAAAGGTAGCTTATACTGTTCAAATAATGCTAAATATTCTTCTACTTTAAATTCACCATAGTCTGGTGGATCTATATCTATGCAACCAAATTGCACTGTTTTATTTAATCTACAGGGTTGTATACCAATAGAAATTTTACCTTCTAAATGATTCTTATAATCAATAGAAGATACAGGCCTTCCTGCCCATTCGTAATTAGGTTTTATTTTATTTTTGCTAGTATCTAAAGAAGTTTTGGACATGTCGGCAATACCAAAATCACCTTCATAACCAGTAAATAATTTAATAAATTCATTAACCATATTGATCCCTTATTACGGGCGGCTTCAGTCTCCCTATCACCGCCCATATTTCTCTTACGAGAAACTAGTAATTTGATTTATTTTCCTCTGAAACTGTGGCAGATTTTTGCTGCGAGTTTTTTAAAGAATTGTGAAAATCACGGGCCATTTGGTAAAGACCAGCATCATCAACTTTTTTTAACATGTCTATGTTATAACCATGCCAATTAAAATTGCTTCCTGCATTTTCAACAGATTTTAGTTTGTATACTCTTGAAAACATAGGTGCCGGTACAGACTTGCCAGTTTTAGGATCTATCTCAAATTGATCTTCCATTTGAGAGTTCCATCCTCTACTGACTTTTAACTGAGTAGACTTCATAGTCATTAAAGCTTTTTCAGGTCTGTCTCCGTTAATGATAACAAAATGATTTGCTGTTTTGATAATCTCGTTACCATTTTTTAGCACATCCTTATTGTTATTTTGATTTTGAGTTGTTTCTGCCATAACTCCTGGACCCCTATCATTACTGATTGGTCTACCTTCGCTTCTTTCAAAAGGTGCCCATTCAGGGTAAGTCATTTTGTAGAACACAGGAATAACTTCTATTCCCTTCTCTCCATTATACAGTTTTTTTGTCACTGTATTGTAAAACATACCGGCTTCTGCGCCTTCTACATATTTAGCATGTTTCTTTTTTTGTTCATCTGAACCACTTTGTAGTAATTTCAGAAAAGGTAACGCAAGATCACCTTTGTCAATGTTTTCAAGACCCATTCCTGAGTCTGCAACAAAGTCCAAAGTTGCTAATGCACCGCCTTGTTTGTTTGCCACGTCTCTTGTTTCTTCGCTCATGTTATTTGCTCCTTGTTATTTTTGTTTTGTTTCCCTTAAACAGGTTAAAATGTTCAGACGGAAGTTCTTCGTTTTTCTCAGAACGTTCTCTGAACAATGCTTTAAGGGTCATAGGTTCGACTTTCAACTTTTGGGTTGGTTCGAACCCATTCCCTTTTGCAAGGTTTGCGTATTCGCTCGCCTTGTTGTCTTCGCCACGACCAAAGGAAACTGTGATCTCATTTTTAATAAGATCACCTAAGTCATGTTCTCGAAGCCAGTTATAAGCGCCTTCTTTTTTATCTATTGGTATAGTAGCGCTGTAAATTTCTTTTACCTCTATTGCAGATCCATCAGCTAATTTCATAGTCTTCATTTTTAATGAATCCATAATTTCT